AGGCGGGGATACCACTCCAGGATCGGCTCGTTGAGCTCGGGGTCCGGAAATGCAGGCTTTATCTTTAAAGTGTCGACCAAAAACGTGTAGATATCCAAGCAGGTGTTATATACATCTCTTGAGCATCCCATTGCAGCGGAAGCTATTCCGATACAAGCTGCGGCAGCCTCAGGGGCTCGTCGCGGTCGTTCAGGGTAGAGAAGATGCGCTAAAAGTTGAGCTGGGTCTCGAGTTGAGAATCCCGAATGATACTCATAGCTTAAGACTTCAATACCGTTGAACCATGAACCGATAGATGTTTTATCATCGGACAGGACAGCGTTAAATCGTGTCAAAGCTTCTTTAGCTATCTTCTTTATAAATGCGATTTCATCAACAATTTCAGGGAATGTAGTGACAGAGTCGTCTCCTTGAAAGAGTGCTTGAAAATGATCAGACTCAATATTGATTCCAGCAGAAGATAGACAGGTTAGTAACATTACAGCATTAACGAATGAATCGAGTAACTGGGTTTGTTGGTAACCAGAGGCTATTCCGTTGAAAGTCCATTGGTACATGTTTCCACTTTCAGCAACGATGGGTGTGTGCTTGATTGAATGGCACATCCAATCCCATAGTCTTTGAATTCGTATTGGGTTAGTTTTGGTGCTTGTATAGTCATGTGTGTTTGATATTGATGGCTCATAGCCTTGATCAAAATCGAACCAGCTTCTCCATATATCATGAACATCGTCAATGATTTCATGAAGGGCGCGGTGATCGAAACCACTCCAATCGCAGGACATCACAGTGTTGATCTCCTTTTGAGTGAGTTTGGCTACTAGCTTTTGCCAGCCGCCTTTAAAGGTTTCAAATCCCCATAACATTGGGTAAGTTCCAGGTTTTGCGTTCATATATTCGCGTTGAATATTCCAAATGAACATGTTTTCGACCATAAGTAAGAGTTTGGTAACTCCAAATACAGCACGAATCTTTGGATCTTCTCCAGTCTTTCGCATATGTGCGCGGGAGTGCAGATAAGTATATCCAAAAGTTTGAGGTTCACCATTGTCATTCCAGAAAGGTCGTTTTCCTTCTTTGATGGCATGGATCTTATGACGATTATCTAGAAAGATTTCATCATATAAGTTATGAAATGAGATTCTCTCATCATCACACTCTCCTTCTCTTTGCTTTTGTCTAATATATTCTTGCCACTTCTTTGATTCTCGATAAGGGTACTCAGCTGATGTGTTGAGTGTCCAGGGATAGTATCTAAGATCAGGGAAAGCAATTGGTTTTAAGCGACGCGATGGTCTAAATAATCGTTCGACTGTACGAAGGGCTCTTCGGTAATGATAATCTCTAGGAAGATCATGATAAGGTTGGTCCGTCTTAAGAAAGTCGTTTTCACCAGATTCAGGATCGGTTGGAGATCGATAATATCCGTAGATTGCTCGGTTCGCAATTTCAGTTGGGCAATTATTCCAAATTCCTTTCTTTATACATCTTTCGACAAATCTTTGTTCTCGAATCGAAACGCGTAGTTTCTTTTCTCGTAGGTTCAGTTTGATCCGTCCGAGGTAGCGAAGGTTAGTTTGAAAGCACATGGATGGTTTGCTATTATGATAGATCAGTTGCAGTTCTGAAAAGGTAAAGAATC